CCCGGAACAAGGCTTACGCCTTGCTTACGCTCGTTGGGGATCAGCTAATCGCTGGTCCATTACGAAGCGTAAGAGAGCACAAGTCTCTCTCCCGCGCGGTTCTAAGGAACCGCAACCCCCGTTAGAACGGGGACTTCGTACCAAGCTTGATGTCGACGCGCTTGGGGCGTCCAGTACGCTCCAAATGCTCTTTATCACCCGTTAGGGCGATGGCATCAGGCGGGTCCCAGATCCTTTGGTAAGGATCTGGTATCGCCCTTCTTGCCAAGCACTTGAGAAGGGCTCCCTCCCCTTCGAGATGATCTCGAGGAGGTTGGGAACGCACGTAGTAGCCCTTAGTTAGGGGGCTGTGCGTATTAGGGTGAAGACGCTCGAATTGGTATCCGAGCGCGCTTTCCCGGCCCAGCAGCGAGGAGGTTGGAGCCACATTTGGGAAGTATTTAATAACCTTCCTAATGTGGTTATCCATAAAAGCAGCTGTTTTCCAAAGACCAGACCAATAGGCCTGATTCCGGAATTCTACTGCACCAATAACCTCGCTTGCGTCCTGCTGTGTGGTGGGAAGCACTCGACGCACTTTGACGATTGATACGTCATGTCCGTCATAGTACTCCTTTCCACAAGACTCTCTGAACCTTCCGGTCCAGAAAGACTTGTCGACGTTAACTTTGTACCCAAAAGTACTTAGCACGTCACACACAGACAGCACGTTGTCTCGGGGGACAATCAAATCATCCCCAAAGACACGCACCCGACCACGAAGGGATTTAATATCCTTCGCGGCCAGTGGGGCACTCAGCTCCTGCTCTATCCCTAAGAGGATCACGGTCAAAAAGACCATGGCCTCGATGGGAAAAGTAAGAGCCGAACCCATAGACGCGAACTTGGCTAGGCGTAAAACGCCATGGCCAAGTACGTCAGCCTTCCTGGACCTAGTTGCTTGAATAGCCCGAGACAAACCGGGCCATCCAGCAAACAAGGCCAGTACATGCTGATTCGAGACACGATCGGAAGCTTCACTCAAATCGAGTGTAGCGAGGTCCCCGCTGAGGGAGCCCCGACGAGCAAGATCCCTGTTGGGATCCTGGTTATCGGTACCGATTGCAAAGGAGAGGAAACTATCCTCTCGAATTGCACTAAGGAGACTCCTCGATAGAGATTGCTGTGTATATTGCATCACAGCAGGCTCGATCGCGATGATCCTAGGTGTCTTGAGCGTTTTAGGTACAGAGATGACCCTCACGGGCTTCTCTGCGCCGGGTTCGAGGACGTTAAGCACCTCACGCATAGC